ACATTTTTGAAGTTTTATTAACTTGTTCTAGTGCTTTTCCAAGTTTTGTTGTATCTCCTCCTATTTCAACTACAATACCTTGTATTTTTGAGCTCATTTTCTCCCTCCTTTCTAAAAAAATAGAGATGCATTAATTATGCATCTCTTTTCTTTGACTATTAAATTCTCTTATTTTACCTCTGTCAGGAGAAGTTTCTGATATACGATAAGCATTTTTTAAATATGTTCTTCCCTCTTCCGTTTGAGAACAATTGTAAATAAAAGCCTCTCTTAAAAAATATAAATATGTTACTAAATCGAGTTCTTCAACTTCCAAAATACTGATTTTCATATAATCACATATTGTCTTTTCTTCAATAGTTTCTATATTATATGGAATGTCCTCATCATCCTCAAATTTTGGATAATAAGGACACTCTAGTTTTTTGATTTTTGAATCTTATTTACCCACTCAAAATATTTTTCTAATAGATCTGTTATTTCTGTAATATCCATCATATCATCTATCATAGATATTGTTACTTTATAATTTTGCTTATTTCTACTTAACGCTATTGATAATCCTTCTGTTAAATTTTCTATATCATCTGTTGTAAGCTCTTCTCCTCCATTATCAATAGATTTACTCAAAGCTAATATTTTCTTTAAAGCTTTTAATTTTGGTGGTGCTACTAATAAATATTTCTTATTTGGTAAAACAACATCAAAATATTTCACACCTAATTTTGTCATATCATACATAAAAATCTCTCCTCCTCTTTATTACTATGCACTAACTGCAACCTCTTCTTCTATGATTATTAATGTTCCCTCTTTATCTAATGGTTCTGCAGTAAATTCAGTATCAACTGTTGTTTCTGAATCTCTAACAAACGCTAACGAAATTCCAGCAGTATTTTTTCCTACAATTGTCACTCTTACATCTCCATCGACTTCATCTTTATGAACAAACCTAAGAATATAAGATTGGTTGTTATAATTTTTCAAGCCACCAATTTTTAAAATTCTTTTTCCTGCAGTTGTTGTTATCCTTCCTGTTGAAATTAATCTTTTTAATGTTTCTGCATTCCAAGTAATTAATCCTGTTTTAAATTTTACTTCTTCCTTAGTTATAATTGTTTTAGATTGATTTCCAAATTCAAAATGTTTATGTTCAATAATCCTTGTATAGGGTATTATTGCATCTGTATAATTCATGTTTTATTTACTTGTCCTGAATCATCTTCAGCAGTATATGATTCTGGTGTATATTCAGCAGTAGCTCCACCTTTTATATACCCATATCTATTTGCTTCTGTTTCCAAATCTTCATCATTTGGAATATTTCCATCAAATTCTTTTATATACAAATCTCCACTTCCAAGTGTTATTGTATCTTTTGTTCTCTTCTCTTTACTCATATTGTTTCTTCCTTTCTTTTTCTAAAATAGTAAATTCATAACTGGTACAATAAAGTTTCTCTTCATTTAACCAATCAGGGTATTCATCATGTTCAATTCCTTCTGAATTTAAAAAATTAATTATTTTTCTTTCAATGTCTTTTGCTCTTTTTTCGGCATATAATTCAATTGTAATATTATGTTCTATAATATTATTAAATTTATCTGCACCTCTCCTTTTTTTTGAATCTACATACAATATATATGGTAATGGAGGCGGTCTCAAATATCTTAATTCTTTTATTTTTAAACCTGTTCCTTCGTTAAACCATTGCTCAATGTCCATTTTTTATCACCTCTTTTACATGCTTAATATAGTCTTGCTTAAGCACTTCTTCGTTTTTAGAAATAAATTTTTTTCCTTTAACTATATTTCCTTTTTTAGATTTGTGATCATTCTCAATTAGATGTGATATTCTATATTTAGGAGCTTTTACATACCATTTGTATCTTACCCCTTGTGAATCTTCATAGATTTTTTTATAAGTAGTTTTTTTGATATATTCTCCTGTTCTTCTAGGAGCATCTTCTTTTATATTAGAATTAAACTTTTTTGTATCTTTTAATGTTACTTTTTTAATTCCATTAACAATATCCTGGTTATAATTTTCTAGTTGTTCTTTTATTTCTTTACTTAAACTTTCTATCCCAATTATTTTATTATTTGACATTTATAGAATCACCTACCAGTGTAATTTTCCTATTTTGTTCTTTAAAATTATCAGCATTAATAATATTAAATCTTATTCCTTCATATTCTATTTGATATGATTGAGTATTATATAAGATATCTTTTAAACTCTGTGCATATCTAAGTTCAAAGTTTAGTGTAGATGTACTTATTTCTGTACGAGCATTAAAATACTCTTTTCCTGAGCTTTTATTTATATTTAGAGTATGATATGTACTATAGTACTCAAATTTTTCAGTATCTAAATTTAATTTATATATTTTTATTTGTTTACGCTTTGCCATTTGGAATCCTTTCTAATCTAAGCTGCATAGAAAAATCATCTTTTAGTTTTTTTAATGTTCTATTTTCACTTACAGTAAAAGAACTTCTATCATATAAATCTTCAACGATAAAAAGAGCTATTTGTTTAGCTCTTTCATCGTTTTTAGGATAGTCTTTTCCAATGCTTCCCATCAAATATGCATCTGCTACCCTTATTAATCTTTCTAAATCTCTTTGAGAATTAATATCTAGCTCATCAATTATTAAATGGTCTTTTACTTCTTGAACAGTTAATAATTCAACTTCCTTTTCCTCTTTCATTAACTATTCCTCCAAATTTACTAAGCTGCAGGCACTTCATCTTTAGCTGATAGAACTATATATAAATATGAATCCTTATCAGTTCCAACTACATCATAACCTTCCATTACTCTCATTGTATTTTGGTTTTTATTAAATGCAAAATGTTCAGATACAGCAAATTCTATTTTTTCTCTATCCATAAAATCACATCCATTAATAAGGTTTCCTATAAATACAGGTGCTTTACCTTCTGATATGTTTTTTAATTCAGCATCAGAAAATACCTCTATTGGATATCCATTAAACATTTTTTTAGTTGCATCTGTTGGATTTGGTTGTAGCATTGGTCTACCATTTTTATCAACTTCTGAATCCATAATATCAAATCCAGTTTGATTTGTTACTATTGATGCTCCTATAAGACAGCTTGTGTCTATGCCTTTATTCATATTACTTTTTATTGATAATAAACCTTTACATTCAATTGCTGTTTTATCTTTCTTTAAGGTATTGAATATGTCTCTATTCTCTGTTCTTACGGCTTTTCTTACGAACCATTTATTCAAATAAGATAGTAATTGTGCTTTTTCATTCCCAAGTAATATATTAGATATATATATTAATTTTCCTTTATATTTAATTTTCCATGATTTCTTATCAAACTTAGGATCATTACTTTCATTTAAAGTACTTCCATCTTCAAAATCATCTAAAAATCCATCGTCTTCTTTTTCAAAATTTGTTGAACCTGATAAAGTTGTTACAGGAATTACATTTACTAAATTTTTAGCAGATTTATATGAACGTCTTAGTTCTCTTATTGCAACTTGTACATCTTCAGGAATTAAATAATTAGTTCCATTTTCTGAAGTAGAGTCACTTTCTACAATTAATGCATTTTCAACTTCAGTTAGTTTTTGACCTTTCATAAATTTTGCTATTGCTTTAAATCCATCTTCCTTCTTCTTTTGTAAAGTATCTTGTATTTCTTCTTCAGTAATTTTTGCTTTATTGTTATTCTCTAGTTTTTCAGCTATTACATATTCTCTTTCTAGATTTTCAATTTCTTTTATTACATCTTCTGCTTTATCTAGTTTTTTTGAATCCAAATATTTGTTTGCTTTATCATTTAATTCAATTATTTGATTTTTTATTTCTCTCATTTTTTTATTCATAGTTTTTCTCTCCTTCTTCTTTCATACAAAAAAGAGAAGATTTTATTAGTTTTATTTTTTTACTAATAATTTCTTCTCTTTCTTTATCAAATTTATCATTTTCTTCCTTAATAATATCCTTAGGGATATTTTTGTAATTTTTTAATAATTCCATGTCTATTTTTGCAGCAACATGTTTTTCTTCATCCACCAAATTAATTTTAAACATTTCATCCATATCATTTGAATCAAGCCATGTTTCATCATTAATTTTACTTCTAATCTCATCTTCAGATATTTTAGCCTTATCCATATACATTGGGATCATAACACTGTCCTCTATTTTATTTAATGCATCAATTTCCTTTTGTAATTCTATTGCATTGCCATAAGCAAAGGTCATAGGCTTATGGATCATAACAATACTATTTTTATATAGATATATATTATCTGCCACCATTAATACAAATGATGCTGCAGATGCTGCTATACCATCTACATATGCATTTATTGTTATACCTTTATCTTTTAGCCTCTTTAACATACTTATCATTGTTGATGCAACAAAAACACTTCCACCAGGACTATTTATATACATATTTAATTCTTGTATTTCTCCTAAGTTTTCTAAACTTTCTTTAAAATCATTTAAGGACACATCATTTTCATACCATTTTTCAGTTACAATTTCTCCATATATGTATAAGTCTGCATTTATACTAGTTGAATTTTTTATTTCATAAAATTTATTCATTCTATCCATCACCTCCTTTATTATTACTATTTTTGTTTCCATTATATTGCACACCAATTTGTTCTGCTTTTATAGTAGATCCATTACCAAGCAAACTATCTCCTCCTGGCTTAGCAGGTAAATCCATCATGGCTCTGCCTTCATTTGGAGTATATAAAAATCCACTTATAGCTTTTGTAATTGATTCAACTTGTGTCTTCGTGTCCATCCTTAATAATACACCTACATTAAATTTAAAATATAATCCCTTTTCTGTATCTTCATCTGATAGTATCTTATAATTTATTTCTTCTTCGTATTGTTTCAAAATATATAATAAAGCATCAATATAAAATGAAATTTGTTGAGACTCAGAACTACTATAACTACTTTTATCATAGTCATTTATTTGGTTAGGCTTTATTCCAAAGGCTGCAGCAATTTGTAATGCACTATATTTTTTAGTATTTAAAAATTCACCATCAGTCAATTTTATATCTAATGGGGTAAGTGTTGTACCTATTGGTAATGGAATAATATTTTTAGTTCCATCTACTTTACCTGTAGCATAATTTTCTATACTTTCAGTAAATTTTTTTACATTTTCTGCATTTAAATCTGAAGTATACTGTACTACTGCTTTAGCAGTAAAACCATTCTCATATAAATTATTGACTAGAGTTTGTGCTTTAGCATTTCCTATTATATTACTTCGTAATTGATCTCTAACAGGTATACCAGTTATTCCATCAAAACTCATAGAAGTTTTAAAATGTAATACTTCATCGGATGAAAGAATATATCTTTTTCCATTTACAGTATATATGTAAAATATATCTGTATAATCTTTAAGAGCTTTATTATTGTTGTAGAATACTTGCACTTGAGAGTTTGGTAAAATCCATAATTTCATGTCTTTTCCAATTCCATCTCTCCATACATATGCATTTCCATAATGATTTCTTAATAATTCTACAGTACTCCAAAAAGTCGTACTTGTCATATATGGATTAGGTCTATATCTTAAAATTCTATATAAGGAATTTTTTCTAGCTTCTTTTATTCCATCCTTTTCATCATATTTCAATAATTTAAGTGGTAACTTTCCTAAACTTTCTGATAAGATTTTTAAACATGCATAATATGTAGCTTCATTTAATTCTTTCTCATCCACTCCTTGTAAATTCAAAAAATTTATTAATTGATTAAGAGTTATTGTTTGTGTATCCTCATTACTTTTTATAGCATTATTAAAAAACTTTTTCTTTACATATCCTTTTACTTTTTCTTTAAATTTCAAATAATCACCCCCTTAATCTGAAATAATAAAAACAAGAGTATAATTTCATTACTCTTGTCAAAAAATGTCTTAAAACCTAATTTTAGCTATCCACTTTTTTTGTATTCCATCCCATCTTCTCTAAATATTCATTCATAGCAGAATTTACATCTACTGGTTCTTCCTCTTTTAATTTCATAAAAGTTATATGTGCATCAATAGATGCATCTACTGGATCTATTCTTTTATTTTTAGCTTTAGGCTCTTTATCTACTTTTATTTCTCCAAAACTATTTGCAACAACCTTTGCATTTGAAAAGCTCCAACTCATTAATTCATTGTCTTCATCATATTCTATTAATTCAGACTTTATATTTAGTCGCATATCAACAGTACCATCATTTAAGAACTTAGCAGACTGTTTTATTTCAAGTAATGGTACTCCAAATTCTTCTAAATCACTTAAAAATGTATCTGCATTATGATTATCATAACCTATGGCCTGTAATTTCAAATCATATACTCCAATTAATTCTCTTAAATGTGAAATTATAAATTTGTAGTCATTTTTATAGTCAGTATTACCACCTGTAGTAGTTATTAATTTTTTATTTTCCCAAATGTCATATGGTGCTATATCAGTTCTTATATGTTCTTCTAATCTTGGACTAGGCATGAAAGAATGTGAATATAAATAAAATTTATTATTTTCTAATGGAAATTCTAATGCAAGTGTCGTTAAATCTCCTCCTGAAGATAAATCAAGACCAGCATAACATTTTCTTCCTCTCATCCCTTCTAATTTCTTTTTTGTTGCACAACTTTTCCATTTTTCTATATCTATATATTGGTTTTCTGTATTTCTTGCCCACATATTTAATCTTTTAGTCAAGAAATCTCTTAAGTCCATTCCACCCAAATCTTTAGCAGTTCTTGCATCATTTTTTATAACTTCTAAACCTGTTTCAGTTGTAGCCAAATATGGATTTGATTTTATCCAATTCTTTTCATCCCATATATCATCATCTTTGTCTAAACAATATATATCAACAAAGAAATCCTCTGCAAAAGCCACACCTTTTAGAATATTAGATGCATAAGTATCCATTTCAAAACAAAAGCTATTTATTTCTGTTCCTCTTGTAGTAATCATGCTTACCAAAGTTTCATCTAGTGAACCTGTACCATCATAAATTGCTTTATAAATAGCATTAGATTTATGCTGATGTATTTCATCAAGAGATGATCCTATACTTCTAAATCCATCATCCAATCCTGCCTCTTTAGACAAAGCTTCTATTGTACAGTTAGTATCTTTACTTTTTATTAAATTTATATATTCTTTTACATCAAAAAGTTCATCTAATTCTGGATCTGCCTTAATAAATTTATTTATTTCTTCCCAGGCTATTTTAGCTTGTCTTTTCTTTGTAGCTACAGTAAATAATTTTCCAAAATTATATCCACAACATTCAGCTATATAAGATAAGATTATTCCATTTTCAAATGATTTTCCATTTTGACGAGCCATACTAATATAACTTCGTCTAAATCTTCTAAATCCTCTTTTATTTTTCCATCCAAATCTAGCACCAATATCAAAAATTTGAAATCCAAGTAGTTTTACAGGCTTTTTATAAAATCCCTCAATAGTTGTTAATGTTTCTGCATATTCTAGTATTCTCTCTGATTCTTCTACATCCCAATAAAAATCTATTTCTCCGTTTTTAGATTTTTCTAAATCATCTAAGTGTCGTTTACACGCTAATTTATGCAGCTTACCAACAATATATTTACCTGCTACTACTTCTTCGGCATATTTTGTTACTCTATCTATCATAAAGTGCCTTTATTTTATAAATTTTTTGAACTTATTGTCTGGAGGTGCTTTTCCCTTTGGTTCAGGAACTACTAATCTACATCTACTACTTATTGTTAGACCAAGTGAAGTTGCACAAGTTTGACATTGTGAAAAAGCTTTACTCTGTAATTTCATTATTTTTTCAGATTTTTCTATATTATTTATTATTTTGCTTTGTGTTAATTTGCTAGTATATTTTAAATATAGTTGTCTTGCTAATAGGTATCTTGCAAGACAATCCTCGTCTAGCTCTGTCATTATACCAACATGTAAAAGCTTTTCTGCATATTCTTCAAATTCTATTTTTAGTTGTTCTGGTAAATAATCAGGTGGCTTAACATCTATTAAATCTACTTTTATCTCACTTTTTTGTCTTTCTTCTATTTCCTCTTTAGTTAAATGTTTTTTACCTTTAGCAACCACCAAATTAATTGGTTCTCTTGGTCTTGCCATAAAATCCCTCCTATTTTTTCAAATTTTTAATTTATTTTTTGTGCTTTTTTTCCTGTAAAATCTTCCCATCTTTTTATTATTACATCACAGTATTTAGGATCTAATTCCATATTATAGCTATTTCTACCATCTTGTTCACAAGCAATCAGTGTAGTCCCTGAACCAGCAAACAAATCTAATACATTATCTTCTTTTTTTGAACTATTCTTTATCAAATAGTCAAATAATGGTATTGGTTTCATAGTTGGGTGCTCTTCATTTTTTAATGGTTTATCAAATTCAAGAATAGTTGATTGTTTTCTATCTCCATACCACTTATGTGTGCCTTCTTTCCAACCATATAAACAAGGTTCATGTTGCCACTGATAATCTTGTCTGCCTAATACAAAGCTATTTTTACTCCAAATTAAGCATTGCCTTATTAACCAATTAACATCATTACATGACATTCTAAAATTTAATGACTCACTTTCTGAATGCCATATATAAAATGCAGCACCATTTTCCATTACTGCATCTGCACACTTAAAGGCTTCAGTTAAAAAATTTTTAAAATCCATTTCATTTAAATTATCATTCTTTATATTTAAATGATTTTTAGTTTTTCCTTCATATGCAATGTTATATGGTGGATCTGTTAAAAGTAAATTGCATTTTTTTCCTTGCATTAATTTTTTTACATCTTCAATATTAGTACTATCACCACACATTAAAAAATTATTTCCAAGCATAAAAATATCTCCTATTTGAGTAATAGGAGTATCTGGTATATTTTCTTCCAAATTAAATTCATCTTCTTTTATCTCATCTTCATCTTCAAAACTTGATTTAATTTCTTCTAAATCAAAATCTAAAAAGTCAATATCAAAATTATCTGATTGTAAATCTTCAATTTCTAGTGCTAAGAGTTCATTATCCCACTCTGCATCTAAAGCTAATTTATTATCAGCTAAAATATAAGCTTTTTTCTGTGTTTCTGTTAGATGTTCTTCCTGTACGCATGGTATTTCTTTAAGATTTAAAATTTCTGCAGCTAGAACTCTACAATGTCCTGCAATAATACAATTATTCTTATCTATTATAACTGGATTCATAAATCCAAATTCTTTTATACTAGATGCAACATTTCTTATTTGACTTTTACTATGAATACGTGCATTTCTAGCATAAGGTATCAATTCATCAATATTTTTATATACAAATATTTTTATACTTTCCATATTTTCTCCCTAAATTTTTCTCATTTAGGGATTTTTTTACACAAAATACTCCCCTGCATCGGTTCCCTTGTGAAGTCCTATACTTTTCAGACCACCCCTTGGGGTTTGAGTTTTCAAAACAATTTACATAAATTTTATAAAAAATATATTATTTTTTCCCTTTTCTATTAGATTTATTATTATCTGTATTTTCATTTGTTTTATCATCTAGATTATTCTCATCATCTGGATTGTTCTCGTCATTTCCTTCAGGATTTTCTTCTATTCTTTCACATAATCCTCTAGCTTCTACTAAATACTTTGCTCTTTCTTCATCTACTTCTATTACCTCATTGTAATCAACAAACCTTTTTAATTTTATATCATTGTATCCTACTTTATTAATACATCTTACTTTCTCCATACCTTAACTCATCTCCTTTCTTCTTTCTACTTCCAAACCTATTATGAGCTTGATCATGATGTCTATGGCATAGTGATTTTAAATTACTATATTCTAATCTCCTACTCCAATTATCTTTTAGTGTTTCAATATGATGCACTTCTGTTGCTAAACTTACTTTATATGTACTATCCTTTTCTTTTAGCCTTTGACATTCCTCACACATATATTGTGTATTCATCAATTTCTTTTCTTTAAGAATCTTCCATTCATTAGATTTATAAAACTGTACATATTTACTGTCTCTTTTAGTATCATATCTTTTATTTATAGCCTTTTGATTTTCTCTATTTTCTTCGTCTACTTTCTTCTGACACTTCTCACAATACCTATTAGGATATTGTATTACAGCTCCGCATTTACAACATACTTTTAATAACATCTCTTTACCTCCTATAAAAAATATCAAGATACAGGAAGGAGGACAAACCTATATCTTGATAAAATCCCACGAAAAAAGCGACAGCTTACATAAGCCATCGCTAATCATAATTCTGGAATTGTATATACTATATCATTATATAATGGGTATGTCAATTGCATCGTTTTTGCACGTTTTTTGCATTAACAGTTATTTATTATGTTTACTTTATTATATTTTTAATTTAATATCAAAGCAAAATATATTTTCAAATTTTTAAAACAAAAAATAGCATTTTTTAATAAAATTAATTAAAAATATATTCCTTTCTTCCTTTGAATTAGTATTAATTAATATAAAATTATTTTGTTTAGTATCTAAATAACTTTTTAATTGTTCTATCTTTAAACACATTTTCTTATTTCCTCACTAATTATCTTTTTTATTATTTTAAGAGAAAATTTAAAATTTGTATAGGATAATAATTAATATAGAACAAAATTATACTATATCAAACATCTTTTCCTTACAATACCAATATGTATATAACTTTTAACATTTATTTATTTTATGTTTTAATAATTCTAAATTTTAGGTGTTTTTCTACCCTCAAACTATATTAATATAAACCAAAACTACTCTTTTTGAATTTCTAAATTTTTGAGAACGAATTTCTTTTTATAATAAATCTTTTAAATTTAATAATTTTTCTACACCTGTTAAATCATATTCTAATAAATTACTACTTTCTTTATACTTATTTCTTAATAATGATATAGGTATTGTATGATTTCTTACTTTAAAGTAAGCCTTATATTTTCTAATTTGTTTTTCTGTTAATGATGTAGATTCTCCATTTGTTTGACCTGTTATTATAAAAGTACCACATACAATATCATTTTTAATTATTCTATTCATTTCTAAATTTAATATTTTACTTTCTTCATTAAAAATTAAATCAACATCTTCTTCTAATTCTGTTATCTGAATAAGTCCACCTACAATTTTTTGTTTTTCTTCTAATGTATTTATT